CGATGATGGCTGCCAAGAATCCACAGCTGTGGACTCTCAGCAACGCCGGTGATCAGCATAGTCTTGTTTTGAATCAGCTGCGCGAAAGAGGGATGTCAGCTGCAATAGGCGATGACATTGGTTATTTTGAATGGTCATCCAATTACGAGAAGATTGATGATTCGCCAGCATTTTGGAAAGGTGCTGCGATGGCCAATCCGGCACTCGGCCACACCGTACACATCGACAATCTGCGAGCTGTGCTCAATGATCCACCGGATGTTGTCAAAACCGAAGTGCTGTGTCGCTGGGTGGCGACGATTTCAGCTGCGATCCCAAGCGACGAATGGAATGAATGCATCGAAGAGGATTTGGAGCTAGATCCCGAAAAGACAACATGGCTTGGCGTGGATTGTTCGCCGGATCGTAGATCGGCAGCTCTTGTGGCGGCTCAACAAATCGACAGCGAGCGATTCTTTGTGAAGCTCTTGCACACTTGGCACAATCCCATTTCGCTCGATGATAAAGCGGTCGCAAATGACATTGCACCGTATTGCCGCGAATTTCCCGTTGAGGTAGTTGCGTACAGCAAGCGCACAGCTTCAGCAATTGCCGCGCGGCTTGTGCCAGCCGGAATCCCAATCACCGACATCGATGGCGCACTTTATGGCCAAGCTTGTGATGAATTATTGGGAGCGATTACATCAAAGAGATTGCGTCACAAAAATCAGGCAGAGTTATCCAAGCAGATTTTATCAGCCGCTCGATTACCTTTTGGGGATGGTGGCTGGACTATTGGAAGAAGAGCCTCACAAGCGACCGTGACGGCTTGCGTGGCAACAGCTCTCGTCACACACTTTGCGACACGCCCTGAGACGGATCTTGACATCATGGTCGGCTGATCGTATAAGCGGTGCGAGAATTAGCGCATGGGATTTCGCGATCTATTTGTACCGACAGCGATCACCGCTGCTCCGGCACAACCAACAAACGACATTGAAGCTTCAATCGCGCCGTACTACGCCGAGCAACAAAATCTGTTCTTTGCTGGCATAGCACAAGCATCACGAGCTGAAGCAATGAGTGTGCCTACATGCGCTCGCGCACTTGGCATCATTCAGACAATTGCATCATTACCGATGCACACTCGCAACACAGCAACCGGCGAAAAAGTCACACAACCGCGCGTGATCAATCAACCTGATCCACGAATTCCCGGAGTGACATTTTGGAGCTGGATCCTTTCCGATCTCTTCTTCTTTCCGAGTGCGTATGCATTTGTGACCGAGCGTTATGCGGACACCGGAAAAATCAGAGCAATGGAGCGTGTTGCACCGGAGCGAATTTCAATCACAACAAATGCAAATGGCACAGAGATCAATTCTTATGCCATCGATGGCACTTATGTTGATCCGAATTATTTGGTTGTATTCGCCGGCACACAAGAAGGATTGCTCGCGCGCGCTGGCCGCACAATCCGCGCAGCTGCGGCACTCGAAAAGGCTGCAATGAATTTTGCTGTTGAGCCAATTCCACAAATGGTGTTGCGATCAAATGGCACATCACTTCCGGCTGATCGCGTTGCAAAATTGCTTTCGGCTTGGCGTACAGCTCGACAAAATAAATCAACAGCATTTCTCAATGCAGATGTATCGCTTGAAACTCTTGGCTTTGATCCAAAATCAATTCAGCTCAATGAAGCTCGCAATTATGTTGCTTTAGAGCTGAGCAGAGCTTGTGGCTTGCCGGCTTATTTCACAGATTCACAACAATCGAGCTTTACATACTCCAACGCTTTGGACAAAAGGCGCGACCTGGTGGATTTCGCTTTCAGAAATTACATGTCAATAATTGAAGAGCGATTGTCATTCCAAGATTTCACACCGCTTGGAAATGAAGTGAAATTTGATCTTGATGATTTCTTGCGTGGCAATCCTTACGAGCGCGCGCAAGTTTATGAAATCTTAAATCGCATCGGCGCAATGTCGATCGATGAAATCCGCGAGGAAGAGGACATGTTGCTATGAAGCTCACAACACCAATGACAATCACAGCGGCGGATTCAAACGCTCGCACAATCACCGGTCGCATCGTTGCATTTGAAGAAGAAGCAAACGCATCAACCGGCAAAGTTATTTTTGCAAAGGGATCTGTTGTGCCAACCGATGTGAAATTGAATCTTGAACATGATCGCACTCGACCAATTGGCAAAACACTTTCAATGTCTGTCAATGAAGATTCAATCGATGCAACATTCAAGATTGCAAATACGACATCCGGTTCAGATGCACTTGAAGAGGCAATGTCCGGATTACGCGACGGCTTTTCGATCGAATTGGCCGTTGATGAATACACAATGGAAAAGGACGGCACAATGCGTGTCTTGGCAGGAGAATTGACAGGCGTTGCACTTGTCACAGAGCCAGCGGTGCGATCTGCTCGCGTGTCTGAAGTAGCTGCAACAGAGGCCGAAGAGCCTGAAGATTCTGACTCGACAATCGACTCAGAGGAAACACCAACAACAGAAGGAGACGAAGTGGACAACACCGTCACAAACGCGGATACCGTCGAGACGGTTGAAGCTGCTCAGTCAGTAACAGCAAGCTCAAAGCCAGCTGTCGGCGGATGGACTTCAAAGCCACGCTTAGAGTTCACAGCCGTGAAGTTGCTTGAAAACACAATCAAAGCATCACTTGGAAACGAAGATGCTCGTCAGTATGTATTAGCTGCGGCAGATACAACAGACAATGCAGGTCTTGTACCTACACGCCAGCTCACAACCGTGATCAATGGCCTTGCTAACACAACACGCAGCAACATCGATGCAATCTCTCGTGGAACATTGCCGGATGCAGGTATGACATTTGAGATCCCAAAGATCACAGTTATGCCAACCGTTGCTGTTACAGCCGAAGAAGGCACTCCATCAAACACAGATCAAAATTCTGCATTTGTATCAGTTGATGTTAAGAAGTACGCCGGACAACAGACATTTTCTGTTGAATTGCTAGATCGCTCAAATCCTTTGTTTATGCAAGAGCTTATGAATAATCTTGCTGCACAGTACGCAAAGGCAACCGATACAGCTGTAAACCTTGCATTGTGCACAGGTGCAACAGCGGACTCAACAACACTCACAACCTATCCAACAGCTGCCGAGCTTCTCGGTGTAGTTGCTCGCGGTGAGGCATCAGTTTAATCAAACCCACAGGGCTTTGCTCGTAACATCATCATGAATACTTCACAATGGAGCAATGTCATGACACTAAACGACTCAGGGCGTCCAATTTACAACGCACAAGTTCCATCAAATGCTGGCGGCGTAGTTGCTCCAACATCAGTTCGCGGAAATGTCGCAGGACTTGATCTGTATGTAACAGCGAACACAGCTGCAACAACAGACACAGACGATTCAATTTTGATCGTCAATCCTGATTCATACACATGGTACGAGGGCCCTACTTATCAGCTACGCGCTGATGTAATCGCTTCAGGCCAAATCTCAATCGTCATGTACGGCTACGGTGCAATTGCAACGAAGATCGCTGCTGGCGCATTTGGCGTAAACAAGACAGCGTAATCGCTAACAATCAATCATGGCCTAGTTCGCTCCCGAGCTAGGCCAGCCGTAGAAGGGAAGAGCTCATGCCATCCGTCATCACAGCTGCACAGTTGCGATCTGTTTTAGGTGTGAGCTCTTCTCTTTACAATGACGCTTATCTTGAACAGATAATCGATTCGGGAGAAGCTGTGATCTTGCCGCTTCTTGTGGCAAATCAATTTGCCGTTGATGCTTATGAGCTCAAAGACAATGTGGCGTATTTTTACACCGGAAGAATTCATGACTTTGTGATCGGTCAATCAATTGTTGTTGCTGGATTGCCATCACCATTTTCAAACACATTCACCGTCGTCAAAGTTGGCGATTACTATTTCACGGCAGCTCTTACAAATGCCGATGTTACAAAGCGCGCGATTGTGCCAAATGGCTCAGCCACTCTTTCAGGCTATGGCGCGGCAACACTTTATGCAGCAAATCCGGCCATCGAATCTGCGATGTATGCCGTGTGCATAGAAATCTTCCAAAGCCGAATTGCTGCCGGTGGCCAGATCGAAGGCGTTGATTTTTCCGCTACGCCGTACAGAATGGGCCGCAGCTTGACGAACAGAGTGTCGGCATTGCTTCAGCCGTATCTTGATGTCGAAACGATTTGTCAATAATGCCAGCATCATCAATTGCCGTTGATGTTCGCGGTGCCCTAAAAACAGCAATCACATCCGTTGCTGCAAATGTTTATGATTCCGTACCTGAAGCACCAATGGTGCCATTTGCTGCGGTTGTACCTTTTGCGCCGTACCTTGAAACAGTTTTGATTGGCAAATCTTCGGTCAAACTTAAAGTCAATCTTGTCATCACAGTTGGCGTTGCGATGTATTCCAACGCCGCAGCTCTCGACAACATCGAGCAGCTGGTCATCAGCATTTTGGCGGCGTTGCCGGCAAATTACACATTGGGGAATGTGTCAAATCCAATACCTGTCCAAATAGGAGCGTCAGAGATTCTTGCTTGCGAGATCGAAGTCTCCACCTATTACACTCAAACAAACTAAGGAGAAATACTGTGCCAACGACCGTCATAACTGGACGCGATCTCGTATTGACGATCGCGACAGTAAATTACGACGCACAAGCAACAAGCGTCACTCTTACAAACGAACACACAATTGAGACATACCAAACTTTGGACGGCCGCGCTTACAAAGCGATCGATGACAGCTGGACGCTGGATGTTGAAATGCTTGCGGATTGGGGCGCGACAGGATCACTTTGTGAAGCAATGTGGTCAGCTTGCGAATCAGCACCAAACACAACATTGGCTGTATCACTTACAGCTGCGACAGGAGCGGTTTTTGCTGCAAATGTCATGCCTGTATTCCCAAGCGTGGGCGGAGCAGCTCCGGGGGCACAGACCGTTACACTTTCAATGCAGGTTGTTGGAACACCAACAGAGACATTCAGTTAAGAAAAAGAATCGGGAGCAAAAATGAAACTGAACATCACAATTGAATACTTCTCAGGGGAGTCGGCGACTTATCTCGCCGCTCCACCTGAGTGGACAAAATGGGAATCAAAATTCGGCAAAACTATTCAGCAAGCCGATTCAATGGGAGTCAGCGATTTGCTCTTCTTGGCATACAACGCCATGAAGCGTGAAGCCGCTGGCAAGGCCGTCAAGCCTTACGAAATTTGGATCGAAACAGTTGCAGATGTAGAGGCTGGATCGGATAGCCCAAAAGTTATCCCGTCGGAAGCTTAAATCGACTAATCGTTGAGCTTGCCATCGCGACTCACATCCCGATGGAAAGTTGGCAGACGGCGGAGCAGATTTTGACAGCAATCGAGATTTTGGAGAAAAACAATGGTGGATAAGGCAGGGCGCGGCACCTACTCCATCACCGTGGATCCATACGAGCTCAAAAATCTTTATTCATTGCTCGCTTCATTTGACAAAGAAACACAAAATGAAATTCGAGACAAAGCTCAAACAATGTCAAAGCGGCTTGCTGGTCAGCTGATGATGTCAGGTTTATCAGCTCCGGCACCGCAGACAAAGCTTGTTGTCTCCACCATTTCCACGCCACGAGATCGCTTGATCCGTGTGGACATTGGCGGTTCAAAGAAGGTCGGCCGAAAGTATGGCGGCGAGAAATCAAAGTCAGGCAAAGGCAAAGTCAGGCAAGAAGGCGCACCGGCCGGAGCTTTGCTGTGGGGCACAGAGTATGGATCCCATGTGGGCATTGACTCAATTGGTCGCGTGTACACAAACCGCTTCAAAGCACCTTACAAAAAAACCGGCTATTGGATCGCTCCGGCGGTTGATTATTATGTGCCGATCGTCGCTCGCGAGTACGCATCGATGATTCAGGCTGTCGCTAACGATTTAGGATTCAAATAAATGGCCGGAATTCCAAAAGTAAAAATCACCTTTGATGCCGATTTTGACGAGCTCAAAAAGGGAGTCAAAGGCGCACAGACCGAAGTCTCAGGATTCTCGGATCGCATTGGTAAATTTGGAAAGGTAGCCGCCGCCGCTTTTGCAGCTGCCGCAGCCGCCGCCGTGGCCTACGCTGGCAAGCTTGCAATCGATGGCGTCAAATCTGCCATTGCGGATGAAGCTGCACAAAAGAAACTTCAGCTCACATTACAAAATGTTACCGGAGCAACCGACGCACAAGTCAAAGCCACGGAAGCGTACATTTCAAAAACACAGCTCGCTTTTGGTGTGACCGACACGGATTTGAGGCCATCGCTAGAGCGGCTCGCTCGCGCCACCGGAGATGTGGACAAGGCGCAAAAACTTCAGGCATTAGCTCTCGACATTTCAGCCGGTAGCGGTAAGTCGCTTGAAGCGGTCACGAATGCTCTTGCAAAGGCACAGGAAGGCAACACAGCCTCTTTGAGCAAGCTTGGTGTGGGATTGTCATCGGCACAGCTCAAAACGCTTTCAATGGACGAAATCACAAAGAAGCTTGCAGATACCTTTGAAAATCAGGCATCGGCTAAGGCTGACACTTTTGAAGGCAAAATGGCTCGATTGTCACAAGCTTTCGATGAAGGCAAAGAGACGGTCGGCGGATTTATTCTTGATGCGATCACGCCGCTTGTTTCACAATTTGTGGACAAAGTAATCCCAGCACTTCAGCAATTGTCTGATGGACTAGGCACAAAACTCAAAGCACCTTTGAATGATGTCAAAGCTGTGATTGTTGATTTTGTCATTCCAGCATTTAAAGCTTGGATCGGTTTCCTTGTAGATTACATTTGGCCATTCTTGATGAATGTTTTTGGGCCAGCATTGACCGGATTAAAAAATGCTTTCAATACAATCAAAGATGCTATCAATGCCAACAGCGATGATCTTGCTCCATTGTTCACGCTATTCAAGAGCGTTGCCACATTTGTTCGCGATAATCTTGGGCCGGCAATTGGTACGGTGCTCAAAGTTGCATTTGAAGTCGTGGGCACAGCAATTGGAGCTGTAATCACCGGAGTTTCAAAGCTTGTTAATTTCTTTGACAATGTGATTGATAAGGTCAAAGAGTTCATCAATCTTGTCAAGAACAATCCTGTTGTGTCAGGCATTTCAGGCGTAATCGATAAGATTTTCGGTGGCGGTAAAGCTGCCGGTGGGCCTGTGTCCGGCGGTACGACTTACATGGTTGGCGAGCGCGGCCCTGAGCTTTTCACTCCATCGAGCAGCGGCACCATCATTCCAAATCATCGCTTAGGCGGTAGCGGTGGCGGTGGATCTGTCTATAACATCACGGTGAATGGCGCGATCGATCCTGAAGGTACAGCGCGCACCATCATCAACATTTTGAACAATTCAAGCTATCGCGGCACATTGGGCGCAGGTGCATTTGCATCATGACGCTTTGGCAGCCGGAATGGCGAATCCTGATCGACACGGTTGATTACAGCTCATCAACGCTGGCAAATCTCAACATCACTTCAGGCCGCACATCAATCTATGAACAACCTGTGGCCGGTTACGGTTACATCGAGCTCATCAACTTCGACAACAACAACTATCCATTCACCGTCGGTGCTGACATTTTGATTTCGATCAAGAATTCAGCTGGCACTTATGTGGACTTGTACGGCGGATTTATTTCAGACCTTGAAATCTCGGTGCAATCATCGGGATCGATTGGCTATGTCACGACAGCTCGCATCACAGCTCTTGGAGCATTGTCAAAACTTGCCCGAGCCAACTGGGAATTGGCACTCGCCAAAGCTTATGACGGCACTCAGATTTACAACATTTTGTCGGATCTACTTTTGAACAATTGGAATGAAGTCGCTCCGGCTTTGACTTGGGCTGATTATGATCCTACGACAACATGGGCAAATGCCGAAAATGTTGGACTTGGTGAGATTGATCAGCCTGGGCAATACGAAATGATTGCTCGATCTGCCGATCCTGTTTCAAGCTACACATTAGCTTCACAAATTGCAGAATCCGGACTTGGTTATCTCTTCGAGGATTCATCAGGTCGCATCGGGTATGCCGACGCTCTTCATCGACAGACTTATCTTGCAGCTAACGGATACACAACAATCTCAGCAAATCAGGCCATTGGCGTGGGCTTGCGCTCGGTTACGCGCTCCGGCGATGTTCGCAATTTCATCACTTTGAATTATGGCAACAGCTCAACATTGACCGTCGATGATTTGGCTTCGATTTCGGAGTACGGCAAATTTGCGGAAATTTTTGACACCAATCTGCATGATGCAACACAGGCTGGATTGGTAGCAGCTAGACGCTTACAGCTCAAAGCCTATCCACAAGCATTTTTTGACTCCATTGAATTCCCATTGGGATCACCGGAAATCGATGACGCTGATCGCGATGCGTTGCTGACCATTTTCATGGGCTTGCCGTTGCAGATCGAAAATCTGCCAATCAACATCGTGGATTCGACCTTTCAAGGCTATGTCGAGGGCTGGACTTTCAGAGCTTCTTACAACGCTTTGTCCGTGGTTATCAACGCTTCACCAATTGAATTCTCACAAGTGACACTCCGATGGAATCAAGTGTCTGCAAGTGAGACTTGGAATACACTCAGCCCTACACTCACATGGGAAGACGCGATCGGATCGGTGGCATAAATGGCAACAACAACTCCCAATTTTGGATGGCCGGTGCCAACAAGCACCGATCTTGTCAAAGATGGTGCAACAGCAATTGAAGCTTTAGGCGATAGCATCGATGCTTCGCTTCTTGATCTCAAAGGCGGCACAACAGGCCAAGTGCTTGCAAAGGCATCGGGCACAGACATGGACTTTTCGTGGGTGGCGCAGGATGACTCCAACGCAATCCAAAATGCAATTGTTGATGCAAAGGGCGATTTGATCGCAGCGAGCGCAGCTGATACACCGGCGCGATTGGCTGTTGGCACAAATGGTCAAACATTGATCGCCGATTCAACGGCTGCAACTGGATTGAAATGGGCAAAAGCACCAAACTTTACTGGTGCAGTGGTTAATTCAAATGCAGGTCAGTCAATTTCAACGGCTACACAAACCTCAGTCACATTCAACCTAGAGCAAATAGACACCGACGCTTTCCATAGCACATCAACAAATACTTCACGATTTACAATTCCATCTGGGCTTGCAGGAAAGTATCGAGTCGGAGGGGCCGCAAGATTTCCACAAAACGCTTTGGGCAGACGGTTGGCGCAAATCATAACAAATGGAGGCACAGCAAAAACTTTTGAAGTTGCAACAAATGCAAGTGCATTTGTAACCGTATCCGGTAGTGCAATTTTTGAATTGGCTGTTGCCGATTATGTAGAGTTTCAAGTCTATCAAGACTCAGGATCAAGCCTTTCGTTAGTTACCAATACAGATTCAGTTTTCTTTGAGATCGAATACTTAGGAGCATAAAAATGTATGATGAAATTATTGCAATTTATCCTGAATTAACTACATTGGATTTTGATCCTGATTTTGGCTGTATTTTGCTTTGTGATAATGGTGACGGTGTTCAATGCATAGCAAAATGGGATTACTCAAAGCCAATTCCTAGCGGCATGAAAACATGCTTCTAATGAATTATCCAGAAGGCACAGCTGCTCGCATTGTAGAAGTAGCATTAGCAGAAGTCGGCACAATTGAAGAAGGCGACAACCTTACAAAGTACGGCAAATTTACAAAGGCCGATGGACTTCCATGGTGCGGTTC